CACCGGGTCATAACAATGACGATAGCACCTCCTGGCTGGAGTCTCTGCCGGGGACCCGACGTATACCACTCATACGCATGTTCCATGGCAGTATCCGAAAGAGCATCTTGCTCCGAATGCGGATCGTCAATGATCAACAAGTCAGCACCGCGACCTGTAATCGCACCACCCACACCCGCAGCAAAGTATTCCCCTCCATGGTTCGTGGACCATCGTCCCGCAGCCTTGCTGTCTGCCTGCAAACCTACATCGTCAAAGATTGCTTTGTACTCGCCAGTGTCCAAAAGGTTACGAACCTTACGACCAAAGTTGACGGCAAGTTCAGCAGTGTGCGTTGTCTGAATGATTTTGGTTTTTGGAGCACGGCCAATGATCCAAGAGGGGAAGAGGTAACTTGCAAACTCCGACTTGGTGTGTCGCGGCGGCATGTTGATGATGAGACGTTTGTTCTTGCCCGTTGCAATGTCCTCAAACTTCTTTGCAATCATCTTGTGATGTGCGCCTGCAATAAATTCAGGCCAAACTTTTCTAACGTACTTTAGGAAGTCCTCTTTACACCCGTCTACTTCTGACATCTGGGCTAGGCGTAGTTCAAGCTTCAGTCTGCGCTCTTCAACCTCTGGTGTTTCTGTTCTTAGCATGGGGGTCCCTGCACCTTTTTGTTTCACGTGAAACACTAATATAGGCCGCTTTAAAAGGCAATTCCTATACCCGTTAACTCATATCGTTTTCTCTGTGATTATTTATGCGAAACAAGGCCGAAGCCGCCGCCCCTCCCCCCCGTGGGCGCGATTTTTGGTTTTTTGGCGGATTTCTGCGGTTTTTGGCACCTGAATCGGGGCCGAGGATCCTTGGACCATGGGGCAGGCGGAACGGATATCCCGGCGCGGATCTCCCGGCGCGGCGGGCGGGGGATCGGCGGGCGGACCAGGGACCAGGGACCAGGGACCAGGGGGCGGGCATCCCGGACCATGGGCCAGGGGCCAGGAAACATCGTCATAGGTTTGGGGCTTAGAGGGGGAGGGGTGCGGGGGCATAATTAACTGACATACACCCGACAGGCAAAAAAAACCCCCGGCATAGAGCCGGGGGCATGAGGGGGAGGGGTAAGCTTATATTTTTGCGACGATACTATGAGAACGGCGATCATCTATATCCGTCATTATGTCAACATAGGCATTGGGGTATTTTTCTGCCAATGCCTCTGCCAATGCTGAGGCTACCTCCACCGGATAAGTCTTCTCTGAACGGACCATAGGTCCCTCGTCATCTTCTAGATTTTCGTGAATAACATGATATAGCTTCATTCTATGACTCCTTTTAGGCTTGATTGCCTGTCCGACAATATACAGATAAATCCTATATAATCAAGTAAAAAAAACCCCC